TGACGGAATCCTTGGCGGGCCCCTGGCCACCCATCGATGCACCGACCTTTCTGGTCGAAGTGCTGCGCCGGGATACGGCGTCGAGTGCCATCGTCGCCACCGGCATGGATGCTTTCGGAGACCAGCCGTGGCCCGACGCACAACGCGGCGTGTTTGCCTTCCGCCACGATTGGGCCGAACCCTTGGTCGAACGGCTGGAGTGGCAGACCAGCGTCACGCGGCTGGCCAGTGGCAACGAATCCCGGCAGGCCCGCCGCCGCGTACCCCGGCGCTGGCTCACCTACAAGGCGGGCAATGCCCGCCCGACCGATGCGCTGGTCGCCGACTGGCTGGCCGATCATCTCGGTCAAATGGCGCTGTGGCCGCTGCCGCAGTACGCGGTGCACCTGACCGAGTCCTGCGAACGTGGCGCACTGGCACTCAATGTGACGGAGGCAGATGGGCGACAGTTCGGGCCACTCTCGGCCAATGTGCATCTGAGCTACGACGGGGTGCAGGGCTGGCAGGAGACAGAGAGCAATGGCCGCTGGGTGCTGATCATCGCCGCCGATGGCTGGCAGATCGCCCAACTCAGCGACGTGGAAAGCGATCTGCTGTGGCTGACGGAGCCCTTGGCACGCGCCGCCGCCGTGGGCAGCACCGTCATGCCCCTGGTGTGGGGCAAGGCCATCGACCCGGCAGATCTCACGCAATGGGTGCCCGGCATGGTCGGCGGCAACGTACCTGCGCAGATCCAGCCTGCGCCATTGCCCGACCTGGACGTCCTCGATGACCCGTGGCTGGACGAGATCCCGGTCTGGCCCGATGGCAACTGGCGCGACGATCCGACGGCAGCCGTGCAAGCCACGATCACCCGCCAAGACTTCTCGCCTGCAGATCCGTGGGTGCGCCGGGACGATCCGTGGGCGACGACAACTTTGCAGCGCCGCTACCTGGCCCGCTCACTCGATGAAATCCAGATCTGGCGGGCGCGGCTGTGGCGCACCCAGGGGCGTCTGGAGGCCTTCTGGCTGCCCGATGGCTTGGCCCCGATCCTGTGGGTGACCTTTGATGCCGATCCAGAGGACGGCTTCCTGCGCGTGACGGGCGATGACATCTCTGCTTTCTGGCATCGCCCTGCGGCCTGTTTGATCGTGCATCCGGACGGCACCCGGCAGTACGCCCTGACGGCGACCTGCCATCGGGATCAGGGCGGGGTGCTGGTGCTGCGCTCAGGCCTCGAGACGCCAGTGCCCGCGGGCAGCCGCGTCATTCGCCTCGTGCGCTGCCGCCTCGACCACGATGCCATCGACCTGTACTGGCACAGCCCGAATCTGGCGGAGATCACCCTGACCGCGCGCCAGTTGCCAGAGCCTCGCGGCAACGACCGAGAAACGTATGGAGAGTACGCCGTATGAGCAACCAACAGCTGATGGAAGTCGAGCTCTACGCCTTCGTCAGCAACAGCGCGCAGTTCTATCTGACGCCGCACGAATTCGACGTCGATCTGGATGGCAAGCTCTACAAGAGCCTGGCCTTGGAACGCAACGAGCTGGCGCTAGGTGCCGAAGCGGCCAAATCGGCGCTGGATCTGAAACTACCACCCACGTGTGATCTCGTGCGCCACCTGCTCGCCAACTCGCTGACCGGCGACACCACCTCGGTCACCTTGCGCATCGGGCGGCGCGATGCCTGGGACGATTACTGGTGGTTGGCGGGCACGCGCTGGATGGGCCGGGTGCTGGGTGTGGAAATCGACGCCGATACCGCCCGCATCCGCTGCGAATCCGCACAGGTCAGTTTGAAGCGCATCGGCCTGCGCAGGCTCTACAGCCGCAAGTGTTCCCACGTGCTGTATTCGGCGGCCTGTGGTGCCTCACCGATTTCTGCCAGCGCCTTGGTGAGCAACAGCCATGGCCGCAACGTCGATCTCGATGGCGGCGTGCCCGGCAGCGTCAGTGGTGGCTTGGCCGGTGGCTGGCTGCAAATCCCGGAAGGTGCGCGCCACATGATCGTCAATGACTACGGTGGTGGTGTGGAGCTGCTCTATCCGGTGGCCATTGAAGTCGGCACCGAGGTGCTACTGACGGTCGGCTGCGATCACAGCACGGCCACGTGCGCCTCGCGCTTCGGCAACCTCGACAACTTCGGGGGATTTCCGTTCATCCCAAGCAAGAACCCCTTCAGCGGCACACCGATCTTCTGATCGGAAAGCGCCATGTTTCGGCGAAGGCTCATGTCGGCGTAGCCGACGTGAAGCCGCGCAGCGGCGGCCGAAGCCACAACTACGGCGGGTTTCCCGCCATCCCAAGCAAGAACCCGTTCTCGACCGGCGTGTTCTGAAACCCTTCTGAGGAATTGCCATGTGGTACCTCGTCGTCATCGTGGTGGCGGCGCTGGTTTCGGTCGCGCTCGCCCCGAAACCGCCCGAGCCCAAACCGGCATCCCTGTCTGACGTCGATGCCCCCACCGCAGAAGAAGGCCGACCGATTCCCGTCGTGTTCGGCACCGTGCTGCTGCGCGGTGCCAACGTCGTCTGGTACGGCGATTTGGAAGCCGATCCGATCAAGAAGAAAGGTGGCAAGAAATGAGCACGGAGACTGTCATCACCATCGACGATGTGCGCGCCGTCGGCCTATGCGTGAACGGCACGCGCACATGGTTTGCGCGTCACGACCTGGATTTCCGCGCCTTCCTGCGCGAGGGCTGTGATGCTGCCACCTTGCTGGCCACCGGCGATGCCATGGCACAACGTGTGGTCGAGCACGCCCGCGATCAATCCAGCCAGCGGGAGCAAGGCTGATGGGTGGCAGCAGCAAAAAGCAAACCGTCGGCTACCGCTACCGGATGGGCCTGCATCTGATGCTGTGCCAGGGGCCGGTCGATGCCGTGCAGGAAATCCAGATGGGCGACCGTACCGCGTGGGGCGATGCCGACCGCGCGCCGCTGGCGAGCGGCCATGGGCTGACCAGCCTCTCGATCAACAAGCCCACTCTGTTTGGCGGCGACGAGCGCGAAGGCGGCGTGGTCGGCACCATCGATGTGCTGTCTGGCCATGCCGAGCAGGGGCGCAACGACTACCTGATGAGTCGCCTGGGGCCAGCCATTCCGGCCTTCCGGGGCGTGCTGTCCTTGGTGGCACGCAAGATCCTGTTCGCGGCCAACAACCCCTACATCAAACCGTGGGCGGTGCGGGTGCGGCGCTTCACGGCGGGATGGTTCGATGCGCCATGGATGGAGTGGAATGCCGAAGTCCGCACCTGGGATGAGAATGAAGGGCGGGAGATCAGCGTCGGCATGAATCCGGCGCACATCCTGGTGCAGTGTCTCACCGATCCGCATTGGGGTATGGGCTATCCGCTCAGCACCATCGGCTGGAGTTTCTGGAACGCGGCGTGGGCGCTGTCGAGTGAGGGCTTCGGCCTCAATCTGATCTGGACGCGCCAGCAGCCCATCGAGAGCTTCATCGGTCAGGTTCTCGACCACATCGGCGCCATCCTCTACACCGACCCGGAGCAAGGCACGTTTGAGCTGAAGCTGCTGCGCGACGACTATTGGATTGAAAACCTGCCGCAGTTGGGCCCGGACGAGATCGTGCGGATCGAGCGCTTCGAACGCGCCCAATGGGGCGAACTACCCAACGAACTGACCGTGGTCTACACCGACTGGCAGACCGGCGGTGATGCCACCGTTACGGTCGAGAACCTGGCCGCCATCCAGTTGCAGGGCGGCGTGATCAATCAGCGCCGCGACTATCCGGGCGTCAACTACGGGCCGCTCGCTGCCCGGCTGGCCTTGCGTGACCTGCGTGCCTTGGGCTCGCCGCTGGCCCGGATGAGTCTGACCGTGGCACGCGACACACTGGAACGCGCGCCGCTGCCCGGTGATGTGTTCCTGCTCAATTGGCCGCGCTTGGGCATCGAGCGGATGGTGGTGCGCGTCACCGGCATCGACACCTGCACCTTGAGTGCGGCCGAGTGGCGCATCGAAGCGATGGAAGATGTTTTCGGAATGAGCAACACCGTGCTGTCGCCCCCGCCACCGCACGTCGAGGCGCCGACCCTCTCACCGTTGCCGCCTGCCTTGGTGCTGGCCGTCGAGGTGCCGTATTGGGAACTGGCCCGGCGCTTGTCGCGCGCAGATCTGGCCTACCTCACCGATACGGACACCTATCTCGGTGCGCTGGCCGTCGCCGGTGGCACCGGGCAACTGAATTGGCAACTTGCCACCGGCGCATCGAGTGGCGACCTCGGAGCCGTTGTGGGCGAGGACTACGCGCCGCTACTGACGCTCGATGCAGCGCTACCAGCCAGCGAGATCGATGCCATCGGTGTGCCGGTGATGGCCATCAGCCAGCCGGAGAGACTGGCCATGGGCGACTACGCCTATCTGGTGGATGCCAGTGGGGCCATTGCAGAGGCCGTTGCCGTCCTGGCCTTCGATGCTGCCAACGCGACCATCGATCTCGCGCGCGGTGTGCTCGACACCACGCCCCAAGCACATGCGCTGGGCACACGGCTGATCGGCGTCGGCGAATGGCTGGCATCCGAAGGTGCGGAACGTGCTCCGGGCGAGTCGGTGTTCGTGGGCGCGATTCCTCGCACGTCGACCGATCAGGGCGATCCAGTGCTGGCCGCCAATGGGCAGCCGGTGGTGCTGGTCGGGCGGCAGGCCCGCCCGTATCCACCGGGGCGCGTCCGCCTCAACGGGGCGGCAGTCCCGGCCGTCGTGGCCGGCGATCTCACCATCACCTGGGCGCACCGCGACCGCACCTTGCAGACCGCCTATCTGGTGCACCAGGACGAGGCCGACATCGGCCCGGAGCCGGGCACCACCTACACCGTGCGGGTCCGGGATGCGGGCGGTGCCGTGGTGCGCACGGTCAGCGGCCTGTCCGGCACCAGCTGGACCTGGGATGTGGCCACGGCGGCCAGCGATGCCGGCGCGGCGGGCGGTCAGGTCACCATCGAACTATGGGCCTCGCGGGGCGGGCTGGACAGCTGGCAACCGCAAACCCGCACGGTCGAACGTGCAGGCTACGGCCTGCGCTGGGGACAGTATTGGGGAGGTGTGTGATGGAGCCGCGCATCGATGTTCATCTGCTCACGCTGAACGAACCCGCTGAATGGCGGGAGGCCTGCATCGCCAGCCTCGAAGGCGCACCGATCCAGTTGCACGTTCTGCTCGGCGTTCCGGGCCGTATCGGCGAGGCACGTGCCGCTGGCTATGCACACGGCGCGCTGCCGCTGGTGTCCTTCGTCGATCCCGACGATTTGTACGAAGCCAGCGCCTTCACGCAACTGGCCGATGCGCTGGATGCCTGCCCGCAGGCCGTGATGGCCTACACCGACGAGGCGCTGACGGACGAGTCTGGCCGCGACATCGCGGTGAGGCGTCTGGCCTACAGCCGTTGGCAACACGCGAACAGCGCCAGCCACGTGCACGGCCTGATCGTGATGCGCCGATCCGCCGTCGAGGCCGTGCTCGAGGAAACGACCGACATCCACAACTTTGCCGACTGGCTGCTGACCCTGCTGGTGGCCAAGCGCGGCGGCGTGCTCTACCTGCCCATCGTTGGGCGGCATTGGCGGCAGCACCCGCAGCAAAGCCATCGCACCGGCGACCCGGACGCTGTCCGGCGAATACGTCAAACCATCGGCCAAGCATCGAATCTCTGGAGATAAACCATGTCATCGACCGACCCGAACCTGGGACTCAACTACGGCTGGACGCTCGGTGAGAGCGGCTGGGACACTGGCATGGATGCCAACCTCAAGCGCCTCGGCGCGGTGGTCGGCCTGTCCGTGAAAGACCGTGACCTGACCACGCCCCCGGCCAGCCCCACCAACGGCGACCGCTACCTCATCCCTGCCGCCGCCACCGGCGTGTGGGCAGGCAAGACCAACCAGATCGCGGTGCGCATCGGCGGCGTCTGGGAGTACTACGTGCCGCAGACCGGCTGGCTTTGCTACATCGAGGACGAGGCCAAGCTCTCGGCCTACAGGTCCACCGGCTGGAGCGCAGGCATCGCCATCTGATCTTCACCCACCAGCAACCCGCGAACCCGCCCACGAGGCGGGTTTGTCGTTCTTGGAGACTGCAATGACTGACGAACACCAACCCGCCGCCCTCGTGGAAAACATGCTGCTCATCCGGCGCGAGGACTTCGACGAACTGCTCGACCGCGCCGCTGAACGCGGAGCCGAGCGTTGCCTTGCCCATCTCGGGCTGGAGAACGGCAGTGCCGCGAAGGACATTCGCGAACTGCGCGATCTGCTCGAGGCTTGGCGCGATGCCCGTCGCACGGCGTGGCAGACCGCGGTCAAGGTCATCACCACCGGCATCCTGGCCGCGCTGCTCGTGGGGGCCGCCATCAAGTTGAAGCTGATGGGAGGCCCGCAATGATCGAGACACTGCTTGGCGGCCTCCTCGGCGGAGCCTTCCGTCTGGCACCGGAGGTCCTGAAGTGGCTGGACCGCAAAGGCGAGCGCCGTCACGAGCTTGCGATGCAGGACAAGGCGCTGGAGTTCGAGAAGCTGCGTGGCGCGCAACGGATGTCGGAAATTGGCGCGGGTGCCGATGCCGCGTGGAATACCGGGGCCATCGATGCCTTGCGAGAGGCCGTCGCGGCGCAGGGGCAGCGTTCTGGCGTGCGCTGGGCCGATGCGCTGTCCATCAGCGTTCGTCCCGTCATCACCTACTGGTTCATGGCGCTGTACTGCGCGGCGAAGACAGCGGCGTTCGTCGGGGCGATGTCCGGCGGCGCCGATTGGGGCGCGGCGATCCTGCACGCCTGGACCGAGGCCGATCAGGCACTTTGGGCCGGGGTGCTGAACTTCTGGTTCCTCGGTCGCGTGTTCGACCGGGTGCGGCCGTGATCGCAGTGCCGCAGGCGGCCATCGATCTGGCCAAGCGGTTCGAGGGCTTCCACCGCGTGCCGAAGAACGATCCCGATCGCGCGCATCCCTACGTTTGCCCGGCCGGCTACTGGACCATCGGCTACGGCCACCTCTGCGAACCGAAGCATCCGCCGATCACCGAGGCTGACGCCGAAGACTACCTGGCTGCCGATCTCATGACGGCGTTGAATGCGACGTTGCGCTACTGCCCCGTGCTGGCCACCGAGACCGAGGGGCGGCTCGCCGCCATCGTCGACTTCACCTTCAACCTCGGCGCGGGGCGGTTGCAGACATCGACGCTGCGACGACGCGTCAATCAGCGGGATTGGATTGCTGCAGGCCAGGAGCTGCGTCGGTGGGTGTATGGCGGCGGGAAAGTGCTGCCCGGGCTCGTCACTCGGCGCGAGGCGGAGGTCTTTTGGCTGCTTCGCAACGTGTGATTTCGAACCGCGCAGAAGAGCTTGGCTTTGCCGCAGAACAGCGCGTTCATGTCACCTACACCAATACGGGACGCTACCAATGAGCAAAAGCAGCAGATTCAAAACCGCCGTCATCGATGACGTGACCTCGCGCAACATCGACGCCAGCCTGCAAGACAACCTGCTTGACCTGTTCGAGTCGGCCATGAAGTCGGTGGCCGTGACGCTGGTGCGCGAGGCCAAATTCGACACCACCGACTTCGCCACTGCCAAGGCAAGAGGCTGCGAGGGATTCACGTTGCTGGTAAGTCGCACGCGTGCCGACTCGCGAGACGGCTGGTTCGGCGCGTTTCAGCGCGGCGACCAACGCCTCGACGTCATCGGTCACCTGGAATAGGTGGTCAATCGTCCAGTTTCGGAACGTCCCAGTCTGCCGGGCGCGCCTCCCCGGTCTGGTAGAACTGCTTCACCAGCTTCACGTATTCCAGAAAATCCCGGTTCTCCGTGGCCAGCCGGTTGGCCATGTCCCAATCGATCTCGTCACGCTCTCGGGCCGGAATCAGCACCTGACTGTCGGCAGGGTTTTCCACATCCAGCTTGATAAAGCCGATGCCGTGGGCGGCAAACAGCATCCGCAGTTCCTTCAGTGTATCGGTGCCGCCAATGTCTGCAGCGACCAGATAGCCGAAATTGGCCCACGATGAGTTCGATACGGCCTGAAAGAAGCACTCGCGCACGTTCGAACGGTTGATCAGCAGCTTGACCTCGAACGACCACAGCTTGGTGCGCTTGTCGGAATACTGCGTCACGCAGTCCCGCACTTCGCGGTGCCACTCCTTGCCCAAGTCCTCCATGCCCACCACGTCTGGGTACAGCCAGCGGTTGCCGTTTGGGCCTCGCTTGTTCGACGAACGCTTCTCGTCGATGCGCTTGGAGAACACGCCAAACTCCTGCCAAAGATATTGCGAGAGCAGTGGGTACAGCGCATGCTCATCAATCTTCAGGCTGCTTGTGCCCCGTATTGACGCAGCCCCCTCGCTTTCAGCCGCCGCCACCTCGTCGCTATCGGACAACTGCGAGTAGTAGTAACGGCGAGGGCGTCCCTCCGTCGTTTTGATCTCCGGGAATTTGCGCACCATGTCCCGGTGGTGAGCGCCAATTTCAGCCACAAGCTGTTGCAGCAAATCTGCATCGGTCTGCAACGACTTGCTGCGCGCCTTTTTCGCCTGGCATTCCTCGGGATAGGT